TTTCTCTAACGACTCGTCTGTCACTAACGATTTCAATGTGCCAAGTAAAGCATAATCGGCACTTGTTTTGTCATCATACTGAGCGTTCAACTCACTATGAATTAACTCCAACATTATATCCTTGTTCACTTGTCGTCCTCACTTGTCTTAAAATCGTCACGGCAATCATCACACCATTTACCTTGAAGATAAGTTTTAGGATTAACTTCACACATTTCACATAACAACAAACTCATTTCGTTTCCTCCTTGTTGCACTCGTTATCACAACTACAATACCAAGATTTACTACACACATAGCAAATCCCGTAAATATCTTTGTTAGATTTCTTGAACATCAACATCATCATAATCGTCCAAGTAATCATTAGCAGACTCAAGCCTGTCAGTAATCAACACATAAGCGTCCTCACTACTATTAGCCTCAACACTTACACGCACCCTTGCTGTTCCTCTATATGTTTTACTCATTTCACCCTCACAAGGTTAGGTTTCTCCGGCATACTATCTGTTTCAGGAATATAAGTTAACTCACGAATAATAAACCTAAGCATAGCCTCTATCCTGTCTAAGCGTTCCTCAGTTGTCATAATCATCCACCTCATCAGTCCAATTGGCTTCTATCTCGTCGTGCATAGCCTTATCAAACTCGGCCTGCTCGCAAACTTGGCAACCATAACCAGACCACGATTGACCACAACACACAATAGCGTTTTCAATAGTGTTCATATGTTGTCACCACAAATACACCACACCATAGGTGAGGTGCAATCGTCACAATAATCTTTCATCACGCACTCACCACCATATCTAAAGTAATCTTACCCGTCTCATCAAACTCGTCAATATCCATATCGGTAGCGATACGATAAGCCTCATCACTATTGTTAGCCTCAACAATAGTTTCATAATCCTCAATCATCTTGAGTACCACTTTATATTGTTTCATTATGCGTCCACCTTACAATCATCATAAGGAAAATACTCTTGCTCTTCACAAGTACAAAAACCAAATTGTTCAACTTGTGTTTTGTGAGTTAACTCGGCTAACTCTCCCCAAGTAATTGATTTATTCATTATGCACTCACCTTAAAAGTGGCGTCATCAGCAACACTATCGCCATACTCCTCGGCAATAATATTCTTTGCCATTTCAACAGCCTCATCACTATCTTTTGCAGATAAACTAATTGACTCACCAGCAAAATCAACTAACACAATAAAATCTTTCATTATTGCACATCATCACAATAAACGAAACCGACCATTTCCAACTCATCAAGCAAATCGTAAAGACCACTTAAGGCTTTACTCATATTGTCACTCGTTGGATAACTTAACTTTACAGCCTCTTTATATTCGTGTATATCTGTTAATCTCGTAGCCTCTTTGTAAAACATATAACCACGCGCAGACACAGCATAAGTTATCGTGTCACACTTTTGACAATAGATTACATAACACGAACCCTCGTCACGCCTGTCAATCTTAATATATTCTTTCAATCTTGCGTCACCCATAACGACCCGTCCCATCCCTAAAGTAAGTGAGAGCCAGCGTGTTAGGGGCACGCCAGCCCTCGTGTCAATACAAATCTATACAAGCCCTAAGAATTGCCCTAATCTAACCACAACAACAGCGAACGCCCTAAGTATCGCGTAACCCATACCGACACACAACACCGACACAACACCCACATAAACCCACTCACCCAAAGGGGTCAGTCTTACGCTGTCGTTACGCATAAACACCACTAAAAGCACTCAAAAACTCTCTATGCTTATCACATAAATGCTCAAGTGCCTCATCAAAAGTGAACACGCTACTATTGCCACTAATAGCAATATAAGACGCACCCAACGAGCGAGAAGGCGTGTATTGGTAGCCGTCCCTGCTACCCTCTTTAATGATATGCCCAATCTTCTTATCATTAAAAAATACAGCGTGAGTCTCCCAATCGTGGCGCGTGCGCCTAGTTTTAATGTTATCCATACCCTAACCTTTCCCTAACTAATCGCCTACCCTAAGCGATTAAGAATAGCCCCAACGCTCACCGATTGGGGCTAAACTTAACGAATTAGAGCCACTCTTGACTTAATGTATAGCCCCCGTCATTAGCAGAGCCATACAAGGCAAGACTCAAAGAATAAACAATATGGAAGCCCATATCCATACCACACCCACCAACACGCAACACCCGTTGCCCGTTCTTCTCGGTAAGAGTGCCAATGCCTGCCCTAGCCACATACCAAGTAAGGTCAATCACTTGACCCTCGTGAGATGTAACCACCTTCATTGTGCGAGACATACCAGAAGCCGACACACCTTTTAGAATTGTGTACGCCGTTGGTCTTTCTTGTTTAGCAAACACATCAAGCAAAAAATCAAGAGCCTCATCTTGCTCTCGTTTCGCCTGCTCTTTCTTACTTTCTTTAGTTTCTAACATCTTGCCTCATTCCCTAATTTTCTAGTCCCTAATGACTAGACCAATACCTACAGAATACGCCACCCTGTAGGCTATGGTCAAGCAATTAAGCCTTTTCGTAAAGGTGCTCGTCCTTTTCGTTAATCGCTAAATTGCAATAATAACACACTTCGTCTCTAGTTATGAAGTCCATCATCACCCAAAGATGACGGCCTTTTTCTTCATAACTTTCACAATATCTGACCATTATTTACCCCCTAAAGGTATCTACTACAGCGTTACTAACTTAGTAACACTATACCCCCTACCGGCTAACCGGTAAAGGGTCTAGCGACACTAAACTATTCTAACCCCTGCCACTTATTGTAGCGTCTCTCAAACTCTTCACGAATAAAGCAAGTCACCTCAAGACTTGAAAGACTTTGGTGGTCGTATTTCGTTTCGGCCTCTTGAATTACTGCCTCAATCATATTTGCCACTGCGCCTGCGTCACTCTCTCTAGCCATTTATTGCCCCTAACTATTCTGACCTCATCAGTGGACGCCCTACGCCCAGACCCCCAAAGGGGTTTCGGTCTATCTTGCTAGTTGCTCTTCAATACTATCTCTTAATTGGCGATACCTTTTACTATCGGCTTGGTACTCTTCCAGACCCTCACAAAGATTTATAGCCAAGTTGATACACTCTTCTAGTGTTTCGGCTTGTTTATTACCTAGTAAAATCTTTTTCATATTCTTGCCCCTAATCCGAGCCCCCTACAGGCTCACAACTACAACATAACACCCACACCCCCTCGGTGTCAAGCCCATTTGATAACAATTAGATAACGATTAGATAACAATTTGATAACAGACAAAACGGACACCTAACCTACCACTCAGTAACCTACGGTACGGTAAGTTACTAATCAGTAAATCGGCCGGAAAGACAGTCGCCCCATTATCGTATATAACTATCTGAACGCCCTTACATATTGTGAAACTTTGCACAAACTAGGGGCACTATGCCCCAGATTACGGCCTACAATCTAACCCTAACCCTCAACTACAGGTTTACACTAATCTTTGACGGGGGGTTTTAACAATACGGCCGACACACCCCTCCACTCTCTACCCATATATTTTTTCTAAACCTTGTTGGGTGGTTTTTTGGCGGCTAAGATAGAGCCTATGTTGAGCCTGGGTGGCTCAAGAAAGGCTCACGTTTCCGCAGGTCAAAGAGGGTGTGCAACATTTTTGTTTGTTGCAGCCTTGTATATAGTAGAGGGGCTTTTTAAAGCCCCGCCCCTCTACCGGCTTGAGGCCTTTCAGGCCGAAAGCGGCGCTCCGCTTGGGGCTTCGCGCCGCGACCGAGTGTTAAGCGAGGTCGCTCACTCACTACCTTCGGTTCGCTCCCGATGGTAAAATTAAAAAATTTTTTAACCTTATGAAATGTTAATGACGGGCCAGTCTTATACCTAGAGGAGTTTCTAGTCTTATGCCTAAACAGCAGGACAGTCTCCATTTACGTTTGGCAGCAGGTAAGACTCTTGATTCTGATGAGGCTAAGTCCAGGCTGCTTGAGATGATAGCCAAGGGTTTCAGTGTTGAGGATGCTTGTAAGGCTGTTGGTAAGTCCTCCAAGACTTTTTATTATTATACTAAGTCTGACCCAGATTTTGACCGTGAAGTTAAACTTGTCCGGGCCTTGAAGGCTAGGGGTGGTCAGATTTCTGATGAAGACAAGGGTATGTCTTTTAGGGATTTTCGTAAAGAGTTTATGAAGTCTGAAACGTTTGCTCATCAGCAGAACGTTATTGACCTTATTGAAAATAAAGACCCGTCTTGGTTGCATCCTAGTATGTTGTTTGAGCCGGGTGTTAAGAATTATGTTTTGGTGAATATGCCACCGGAGCACGCCAAGTCAATGACCGTGTCTATTGATTATATTACTTATAGGATTTGTGTTGACCCAACTGTTCGTATTAAGGTTGTGTCTAAGACACAGACTATGGCCAAAGAGTTTTTGTATGCTGTTAAGCAGCGTTTGACTTCCCCGTTCTATATTGACCTTCAAAGAAGGTTTGCCCCGGCTGATGGGTTTAAGGCCACATCAGATAAGTGGACGCAGGATGCGATTTATATTGAACGCGAGTCTGGTGAAAAAGACCCAACCTTACAGGCTTTGGGTATTGGTGGGCAGATTTACGGTGCCCGCGCTGACTTGATTATTCTTGATGACTGTGTGACTTTATCTAACTCTGGTGAGTATGAAAAACAGATTCGTTGGATTCAGCAGGAAGTTTTGACACGTATCGGTCCAACCGGTAAATTGTTGATTGTTGGTACACGGGTTGACCCGATTGATATGTACCGTGAACTTCGCACTAATGACAGGTACCCTGAGGGTAAGTCTCCTTGGACGTATTTGGCTATGCCTGCGGTTTTGGAGTTTGATGAGAATCCTGAGAATTGGGTTACTTTGTGGCCTCGCTCTGATAGGCCTTGGTCTGGCGACCCTGTGGACCCTGATGAAGACGGCTTCTTCCCTAGATGGGATGGAACTAGACTAAAGCAACGCCGCTCAGTTTTGGATGCTAAAACGTGGGCGATGGTTTACCAGCAGCAGGATGTTGAGTCTGAGTCTGTTTTTTCTGCTGAACTTGTTCGTGCCGCTGCTAATGGTATGAGAGGTTGTGGTCCGCTTGTTGCCGGTGCTCCTGGTTATCCTGCTGACACTTCAGGCTTCTACACCGTTTGTGCTATGGACCCTGCTATGTCGGGTGACACCTTTACGGTTGCTATTTCTGGTGATAGGAACACTAAACGTAGGTATCTTCTTGATGCTTCTCGTATGCCTGCACCGACTCCTCAACGTATCAGGGAAATAATTTTTCAGTGGACTGAGCGTTATAAGCCTGCTGTTTGGGTTATTGAGAAGAACGCTTTCCAATTGTTTTTGACGCAGGATGAAGAGATTAATGCTTTCCTACAATCAAGAGGTATCCGTCTTGTCCAACATTATACGGGCAATAACAAGATGGACCTTGAGTATGGTGTTGCTTCTCTTGGTACTTTGTTTGGCAGTTTTGGTCCAGA